CCCCTCCCCCCTGTCTGTGAAGGAGGCACCGTGGCTGCACGCAAAGCCCTGCGGGTCGTCTCCGACGAGGACCGGGCAGCTGAGCCAATGACGCTGCTCGAGGCGGTCGAGGCTGGCGACATCCTGGCGATCATGAAGGCTCAGCGCCGGATCATCGCCGAGTCGCTCGCGACTGCTGCCGAGAACACGCGCCCGCAGTTCAGCAACGAGCTCAACAAGCTGAACGCGCTCATCCGTGAGGAGGAGTCGCGGCGCGTGGTCGAGGACGAAGACGCCTCGGTAGTGGCCCCTCTTGAAGCGCAAGCCTGGGACGGCACCGGCTACTGACCGCCGGCCGCTGTCGGTGGTCGCCCGGCACGTCGTTGCTCCGGTCGGAATCGTCAAGAGCGAGTGGCCCTCGGTCCGGGAGACCTGTCACCGGCTCGGTTGGACCTTCGATGGCTGGCAGGACGGCGCCGGCATGCTGATCCTGTCGCAGCGCGCCGACGACGAGTACGCCGCTGACACCATCGTCATCAGCATCCCCCGCCAGGTCGGCAAGACGTACCTGATCGCCTGCATCATCTTCGCCCTGTGCCTCATGAAGCCTGGCCTCAAGGTCATCTGGACTGCGCAGGTCAAAGACACGGCGCTCGAGACCTTCGAGCAGTTCCTTGCGATGGCTCAGCGGCCGAAGGTGAAGCCGCACATCGCCAAGACGCCGCAGGGCAAGGGTGATGAGGCGATCATCTTCAACAACGGCTCGAGCGTCGAGTTCGGCGCCCGAGACTCCGGCTTCGGTCGTGGCCGTACCGACGTGGACGTGATCGTGTTCGACGAGGGTCAGCATCTTTCGACGGAGGCGCTCGAGAACATGGGCGCCGCGCAGAATGTCGCTGACAATCCGCTGTGCTTCGTGATGGGCACCCCGCCGCGACCGAAGGACAAGGGCGAGTTCTTCACCTTGCTCCGGCAAGAGGCCCTCGATGGCGACTCTGAGGGAACGCTGTACATCGAGATGTCCGCCGATCGCGGGTGCGACCCGATGGACCGCGACCAGTGGCGCAAGGCAAACCCATCGTTCCCGCTGCGTACGTCGGAGCGCGCGATGCTGCGGCTTCGGAAGAAGCTCAAGAACCCCGACTCGTGGAACCGCGAGGCCCTGGGAATCTGGGACGAACTCACCAAGCAGTTCTCCCCAGTCAATGGCGCACTCTGGGCCGACGGCATCGACATTGGCCCTGCCGACGGCGAGAAGCCGGCCGCGCTCGGCGTGGACATGTCCCACGACCGCCGGATCTCGGTAGGCGCGTGCTGGCTCGAGGAGGAGTCGGCGCACGTCGAGGAAGTCTGGGCCGGCGTGGCCGAGCCTGCTGCGGTCGATTGGGTGGCCGCGCGTGCTGGTCGCCGCATGCCGGTCGTGATCGACACGCAATCGCCGGCCGCATCCATGATCCCCGCACTCAAGGCCCGAGGCGTGAAGGTTCACGCAGGCGGAGCGAGCGACATGGCGAAAGGCTGTGGGCTGCTCGCCTCCGACGTCGAGGCTGGTCGCTTGACGCACGCCGACCAGGAAGCGCTCAACGATGCCCGCGAGGGCGCGCGAAAGCGAGCGATCGGCACGGCCGGCGGCTGGGGCTACGACCGCAAGGACCCGTCGGTGGACATTCACCCGCTCGTCGCGGTCACGCTGGCCCGCCTGGGGGCTGCCATGAAGAAGCCAACCAAGAGCGGAACGAGCGGACGGAGGGTGGTTAGCGCATGACGCCGAAGCTGATCCGCGTTCCCGACCTCGCCCTCGATGAGCAGAACACCCTCGACGAGTTGATCGTCGAGTGGCGTGCGAAGCGGCCCCGGAACAACATGCGCTCGGCGATCTACGATATGAAGAACTCCGAGCGGTCGCTGATGGCCCGCTCGGTTCCGAATGTCGTCCGCCGTCGCAAGTTCGTCCTCGGCTGGTCGGCCATCGCGGTCGACAAGCTGAACCGGCGCTGCAACCTCGACGGCTTTTACGACGCCGCCGGCAACGACCTCACCACGCTCGGCCTCGACGACATCGTGCGCCAGAATCGATTGCTGAGCGAGGTCTCCCAAGGCGGCGTGTCCTCGCTGATTCACGCGGTCTCCTGGCTGGTTACCACGCAGGGCGATACGCAGTCAGGTGAGCCCGAGGTCCTCATCAACGCCCGCAGCGCCGAGACTGCGACGGGCATCTGGGACGTTCGACGCCGCGCGATCCGCGACTTCCTGTCGATCCATTCGCTCGACGAAGACGGCGAACCGACGGCGATGACGCTGATGATTCCGAACCTGAACATCATCATGACCAAGACCGACGGTGGCCACTGGCTCGTCGACCGCCGCCCGCACGTCTACGGAGTGCCGGTCGACCCTATGCGCCACAAGCCCCGCCTCGGCCGCGCATTCGGCTCCTCGCGCATCACTCGCGCGGTCATGTCGATCCACATGCAGGCGCTCGCCGCGATGATCCGCGCCGACGTGAACGGCGAGGCGTACAGCCTTCCGCGCTACGTGCTCCTCGGCGCCACCGAGGACGCCTTCCAGAATGCCGACGGGTCACCGAAGTCGACCTGGCAGGCCGCATGGGACGCCGTCTGGGCGATCGGTGACGACGAGGACGCTACGACCCCGCGCGCCGACGTGAAGCAGTTCAACGGCCAGTCTCCCGAGCCGCAGAACGCACACCTCCGCATGCTGGCGCAGATGTTCTCCGGCGAGACGAGCATCCCGGTCGGCGAGCTCGGCATCATCGGCGACGCGAACCCGACGAGCGCGGATGCGCTGACCGCTGGTAAGGACGACCTGATCGCCACCGCTGAGCAGACGACCGACGACTGGTCCCCCGATGTGTCTTCGGCGGTCACGCGGGCGCTGACGATGCTTGGCCGCGGTGACATTCCGGCGAACCTCGACGTTCGGCCGAAGTGGCGGAACCCGATGCATGTCTCTCGGGCGGCTGCGGCTGACGCGGGGACCAAGATCGTCGACAAGGTCCCGTGGTTGGCCGAGTCTGAGGTTGGCCTTGAGTTGATGGGTCTCTCTTCGGACCAGATCACCCGCGCGATGAACGACAAGCGCCGGGCGGCTGGTACCGACATCCTCCAGACGCTCCGCGATGCGGCGGCACAGCAGGCCGCCCAGGGTGCCGTACAGGGCGATGCGGGGGCTTGACCTCCGCGACGGGGTCACGGGCCTCGTGGGGTACGCCTCGCGCGACCTGGACGCCCTGTGGCGTGAAGTCCGCACTGCTGCGGAGGCTGAGACGGCACTCCGTGACATCCTCCCGGCCCTGATCGACACCTACGGGCTTGCGGCGTCCGCGCTGGCCGCCGACTGGTACGACGAGTTGCGCGACAAGGTTGGCGTCAGCGGTCGGTTCACCGCCATTGCGGCCGACATCAAGGACTCGGGCGCGCAGGCGCTCGTCGGGTGGGCGGTCAGCCAGGCGCAGGACGTCGACACGCTCCAGACGCTCGTACTCGGTGGGATGCAGCGCCGGATCGCGAACTTCTCCCGGCAGACGGTGATGGGCTCGAGTGTCGCCGACCCGAAGGCCCGTGGTTGGCAGCGCGTCGGCGCAGGCGAGTGCAAGACCGGGTTCTGCGACATGCTCATCGGTCGCGGCGCTGTCTACAGCGAAGCCTCTGCCGACTTCGCTGCTCACGACCACTGCAAGTGCTCGGCAGCGCCTGCCTTCGATGGCGAACCGCGGCCCGTGAAGCCATACACGGTCTCACCGCGCAGAACGATCGACCCCGAGACGGGCAAGCCCGTCATCGACGCGAACTTCCTTCGCGCAAAGGAATGGATCGCGACCCACTAGGACCATCCCGGCCGTAACGGCAGGGACCAACCCGCAACGGGAGCACCGCATGTCCGAGCAGACCGCCGAGGCCGCCGCAACGGAGACCGCCGGCACCGAACAGCAGGCCGAGCAGCCCAAGCCGACTGAAACGGTCGAGTTCTGGCGCGAGAAGGCCCGTGAGCAGGAGAAGCGAGCGAAGTCCAACGCCGAGGCAGCCAAGCGCCTCGCCGAGATCGAGGAGTCGCAGAAGACCGAGGCCGAGAAGGCCGCGGATCGCATTGCCAAGGCTGAGGCCGAGGTTGCCGCGGTCCCGGCGAAGGTCGCGGAGGCCCTGCGCGCACACCTCGTCGAGCTCCACAAGATCGACAAGGACGACGCCGACTTGTTCCTGACCGGTACCGAGCCCGAACTGCTTCTCAAGCAGGTCACGCGGCTTCTGGGTCAGGCGGACACGCGGAAGAAGTCGAACAACATCTCGCCCCGTGAGGGCACCAACCCACCCGCCAGCACCAGCTCCGATGAGCGCGAGTTCGCTCGCCAACTCTTCGCGCGAGCGCAGGCGGAGTAACCCCGAAAGGAAGCCGTCATGGCTGTTCTCCAGACCGGATCACTCACGATCCCCAAGCAGAAGATCGACCCCTGGCTCGGCCAGATCAAGAACGGGTCGGCCGTCGCCGCTCTGTCCAACTCGACCCCGATGACCTACGGCGAGGGCGAGACCTGGACCTTCTCCATCGGTGAGGCCGAGTACGTGGCTGAGGGCGGCAATAAGGGCGCCTCGACCGTCACCCCCGCGTCGCAGACGATCAAGCCGTTCAAGTTCCACAAGACCGTCCGCATGTCGGAAGAGGTCCTGTGGGCCGACGAGGACCGGCAGCTCCAGGCCGTCAACCAGATCCTCGACGAGATCCAGCCGGCGCTCTCCCGGGCGCTCGACTTCGGTGTGTTCCACGAGATCAACCCGGCCACCGGCGCTGTCGTCGCCGCGATGAACGGCGGCCTCACGGACACGACCAACCTTGTCGAGTATGCGGCTGCGGACAAGCCCTACGTGAGCCTCGACGCCGCCGACGCGCTGGTGCTGGCGGACGGCTACATGCCGCGCGACATCGCCCTCGACCCGGCCTACGCCGCGAAGTTCACGGCGCTGCGCGGGACCAACTCGGAGCAGAAGCTCTACCCCAACCTGGTGCTCGGCACTCAGGTCTCCGAGCTGGACGGCCACCGCGCCGCGGTGTCCAACACGGTCGGTGCCAAGTCGGTCCTCGCGGTCGACACGAAGGTCCTCGGCTTCGTCGGCGACTTCTCGGCGATCCGCTGGGGCGTGCAGAAGTCGATCGGCCTCGAGGTCATCAAGTACGGCGACCCGGACGGCGGCGGTGACCTCAAGCGCACCAACGAGGTGGCCTTCCGTGCTGAGGTCGTCTACGGCTGGGGCATCGCGACCCTGAACGCGTTCGCCAAGATCCACGACCTCGTCTGATGGCTGACAAGCCCAAGACCGTTCGCGGCACCGTCGCGGGCGCGACCGTGGAGACGTCTGAGGAGAACGCCGAGCGACTCGGCTCGGCGTTCACCCCGGAGAAGTCGACGTCCAAGGCGTCGTCCAGCAAGTCCAGCAAGTAACCAGGAGGGGGCGATCCGATGGCCGACTTCATCGCCGTTGCCGATCTGCCGACTGCCTTGCAGTCCGCGGACATGGTCAACGACATGGTCGCCGGCGCCAACGCCAAGGCGTCTCGGGTCGCCCCCTGCCTGATTGCACCCACAACCGCATGGGATGCCTCCACCGCCTACGCGCTCGACGACACGGTGAAGCTGACCGGCGGCGAGGCGCTCAAGGTCACCACGGCCGGCACGTCGGGCACTCTCGAGCCGACCGCTCCGGCGAACCTCGGTGACACCGTCACCGACGGCACCGTGACGTGGGCACGCATCGCCCCGACGCCCGACCAGCTCGCCGAGGCGCGGCTGATCCTCTTCGGCGCCGTGAAGCGGTGGATCGAGGCCGGATCCGGCGCGTACCAGACGCAGACGGCCGGCCCGTTCGGCATCGGCATCGACACGCGCCAGAAGTCGAGCGGCTACAACCTGTGGCCGAGCGAGATCACGGCGCTCCAGGACATCTGCGCGACCGCCACGACGGGATCCTCGGGCGCGTTCTCGATCATCCCGGGCGGCACGTCGGTCCATCACATGCTCTGGTGCTCGATCAACTTCGGCGCCAACTACTGCTCCTGCGGTGCCGACCTGACCAACTACGAGTACCCGCTGTACGAGGGCGGCGTGCTTTCGGGCGACGAGTACTGATGGATTTCCCGTACGGCGAGACGCTGACGGTTCGCTCGATCGCCACCACGACCGACGATGACGGCAACTCGACCACGACGCCGACCGAGGCGTCTTGGGGTCCGTGCGCGGTCTGGGACCGGTTCTCGGCCGAGCGCGTCGATCCCCGGCAGGCTCCGGTCGTCGTCGGCCTCTCGATTGCAGGCCCTCGCCGCACGTTCGGCGCTGATGACCTGATCGTGCGCGGCGGCGTCGAGTACCAAGTCGACGGGCTGCCGGAGGAGAACACGGTCAGCCCGTTCACCGGCTGGGATCCCGGCATCGTCGTGAACGTCAAGCGCGCGGGCGTGGCCTGATGGCGTCGCACATCCGCCTGAACCACAAGGGCGTCGAGCAGATCCTCAAGTCGGCCCCGATGGCGGCTGCCGTGAAGGCTGCGGCCGAGCGGGTCGCGGAGAACGTGCGCGGCATGGGCATCAAGGTCGGTGACAAGGATGGCGGGCCGCGGGAGTACGACCTGCCCGTGACGGTGACCATGACCACCACCGACCGCGCGCACGCAAACGTCACCATCGCGCACCCAGCTGGCCAAGCGGTGCAAGCGAAGCACGGGGCGCTGACGAAGGCCGCC